GAGAAGGCGCCGGAGTGGCTTTTGTGATTGATGAAAGATTTTGCTAAAGGGCGGAGGGGAAGCGTCCGAAATACCAAGTGCAACCAAAAAACCATGTGGATACTACCAAACCAACTGAAGTCACTCATCTCTCCCTCTGTACCGGTTACGGAGGCATTGACCTTGGACTGCGCCGATGCGTCCCGAGCCTGCGCACAGTCGCTTATGCGGAGATCGAAGCCAGCGCAGTCGAGCTTCTTCTTGCGCGAATGGAAAGCGGGGCGCTTGATGCGGCTCCGGTCTGGACTAATTTGCGAACCTTCCCTTGGGGAGCGTTTTCTGGACGCGTGGATATCCTCTCTGGCGGTTATCCCTGCCAGCCATTCTCATCCGCCGGTAAGCGACTCGGGGCAGACGACGAGCGCCACCTCTGGCCAGCCATTGCAGCTGGCATTCGGATTCTGCGACCAAGAGTCTGCTTCTTCGAGAACGTCGAGGGACACATCTCTCTTGGACTGCGAGAAGTCATTGCAGAACTGGAAGGACTCGGTTACCGCACGACGTGGGGCATATTCAGCGCGGCTGAAGTTGGCGCACCGCACCAGCGAAAGCGGGTGTTCATCATGGCCTACCGCAAAGGCGAGGGACTGGAAAGACACGACGGGTTGCTCGCTCGATGCAGTGAATCCCGACGGCACGCACCGCAACCGCAGGGACAGGTTGATGGGGGCGATAGTGGCGGAGATGCGTGGCCAAGCCGTCCCGGCGAACCGCAGTACGCATGGGAGCCGCCAAGGATTGCAGATATCCGGCAAACTGAACCCGAGGTGGGTGGAGACGCTGATGGGGCTACCGGTGGGATGGACGATGGTGTCGTGTTCGCATCCGATTGTGTTCAATGCGAGTGCTGCGATGATGTCATCTGCTGGAAATGTGGAGGTCACTACGCGGACTGTCCATGCGCAGGACCAAACAGCAGTGATGACTGACAATCGCACCGACGAGCTTCGGATGCTTGGCAACGGAGTCGTCCCCGCAACCGCAGCCAGAGCTTTTGTGACATTGATGGAGGAACTTTTATGAACCTGATGAGAATAAATGCAGACGAGATACGCTCCATTGTGGGCAAGCTGGTGGCGCAGGGCAGAGCGGTTGTACCGCCCGAGAAGCCCAAACGCGCCAAGTACAGCGGACGCACCCGTGAGCAGAACAAGCTGCGCGTCATTTCGTGTGACCAGTGCGGCAAGAGATTCATGAAGAACTGCTCGGTGCACCTGCGGTGCAGCAAGGAGTGTTCGCGCAAGGCCAACATCGAGAGCGTGCGGGTGTGGTTTGTTGCGCGGGGTCTGCGGGGGAAACCGCTGGCGGATTATGCGTGCGACAACTGCGGCACGGTGTTCAGAAAGATCAACGCAGGTCACCGGTTCTGCGGGGCGGAGTGCAGCAAGGTCGGGAAGAAAATCAGAAAAGCAATGAAACCAACAACAACAACAACGACAACACACCATGGTCACACCAAATAACGACGAGCAGAACAGCGCACACGGTCCAGCCCACGCCCCAGGCATCCACGACACCGGTCTGCCGGTGATGGAGCCCGAGGACATCATCCGCAACTTGATGCGTGCGTTGGAGCGGATGGAGAAGCGGCTCGACCGCGAGATAGCCGCAGCAAGCGACCTGCGCGGGAAGCTCATGGAGGCGGAGAAGCTGGTGGCGGATGGCACGCATGTGGTCAGCGAGCTCAAGGAGCGGCTGCTATCGCGGGTTGTGGCGGATTTGGAGTGGAGGGGCGGGGACAAGGGGCTGCTCTTGGACGCGGACCGGTGGATGCAGGCGTGTGTGCCCACGGTGGTGCGCGTGACCATGGCCGAGGAGTTCGGGTTATGACCGCGCGTCCCCAAACCACAGCCCAAAACCACCCCAAAAGCCCCGAGTTTACTCTGTTGGGTGCGTTTGAGGACGAGGGGGTAATACAGCAGTCAAACAACCGCAGGATTGCCGGCTTCCAGCCTCCAGCAGCATTCTCCATTGCGCAGGGACGAACTCCGTAGCACCTTGTGTCCCGACAGAACCCACCAAGGCTCGACGCGATAAGCGTTCCTCAAACCGGTGGGTCGCTTCTTTCTTCCGCGAACGCACTGCGTGGCTCGATCACGGTTGAGCCAGAAACGGCGTGACAGGCCGGAGAGACGGCCAGCCAAAAACCGGATCAACGTTCCAGTTTCGAAAACGCTGACGGGATTTTCAGATTCGTGAAAAGTTTTTCCAAACCCAGAAAATCGGAAAACCGTTTCACCCAGAAAACAGGACGTAAATCCGTATGTCCGGTTTGCGCAGCCCAGGCAGCTCCCGCGCAGCGGACACGCGAAGCGTGCTTCCAGGCGCCAGATCCGAATCCAGCCAGAAAACCGGATTAACGATCCAAATCCAAAACGGTTGGCGGGATTTTCGATTTCGTGAAAAGTTTTTGGAGAGGGAGAAAACCGAAAAACGGTTTTAGGTGGAAAATCAGGGTTTCAGAGGGATTTAGGGGTGGAAAGGCGCTGCTAAGTTGAGTTTGCTTAGGTTGGATTCAGGGGTGGAAAGGGGAACGTGTACAGATGAGCGTGTAGAAACATGGCGTCAGAACGCGCAAAAAGGGGGCGAGAAGGGGAGGAAGGAAGCGGGAAGGGTAGGTACAGCGGACAAGGGATGAAGGGAGCGGGAATGGGAAGGAGAAGAGCGGGACGGGAGAGGGCACGAAAAAAGCCGAATCCCGCTAGGGACTCGGCTTGGGTTGGGGGGAAGGGGTGGGTGCTTTAGGATTCTAAATCCACGAACAGTTGCTCCACGTCACAAGGGAGAAGTTCTTCCTCAATCTTCAGTTGCTCTTTTATGGCATTCCAGATGATGTCTTGCTCCTTATCCAAAAGCTGAGAGATGAGGCTTTCGGCTGTGACTAGGGAATGGGTGCAATCGCCAAACGTCCAGCGGTCTGAGATTGTCTCCAGAAAATCATCTCCAATCAGTTCGATAATCTGATAGAGAGGGATGACTTGTAGTTTTACAGTGTGGATTTTCATTTTGTTTTTCAGGGTTGAGGGTTGGGTTGGATTAGTGTCGATAGAGTCGGCCGTCGGTACCGACTCGGTGTTCTAGGGTTGGGGGTGGGGGTGGGGTTAGAGAGAGGCGGAAAACCGCGTTCGGCAAGTCCCAGTGGGGAAACTCTCTTTGCAAAGCGGTTGTGGCTTGTACGCGGTCAACCGCGTCGACGTAGCCGAGAAAGCCGCCTGCCGTGTAAACGTAGAAACGTGTCATAACGATTTCTGTTTTGTTGGGGCTTGCTGAGGGTTAAAAGGCTTGTGCTTAGTGGTTTCGGTTGAAGAAGAAGCCGTTTTCTTCGACGAAATCGAAGCGGAAATAGGAGTTCCAGACGTGCTGCCAATCGATGCAAGCCATTAGGTGAGAGGGGATTGCGTCTAAGTCGCCGCATTGCGCGCTCATCTCCTCCGCAAACTCCGCCTCAGAGTCAAACTGCCCCGCGAAAGCGTCTTGCGCATGGCTGAGCGAGGATTCGTCATACGAGTATCCGAAGGCCTCAACATACGCTGACCAGAGCTCTCTATCTTCGTCCGTGCATTCAAGCCAATCCCAAAGAGCTGGGGATAAAGAGCTTTCGTCGTAAAAGGCGCGGGGGAAGCCTTCGAAATCCTGAAACATGAGTTCGGGATCTGACTCATCCTTGTGTAGCTCTAGGCATGCTTCCCTGAAGCTCTCCGCGTCATGATCTTCCAGTTGAATCCACGCGCCTTTGATGGATCCGGAGTTATACTTGGCGTAGGTGCCAACATAAACGGCGGGAGTGATTTCGGTTGTTTCGGTTGGGGTTGTGTTCGTGTTCATTTTGTTTTGGTTTGGTTTGTAGTTTGTTGGGGGTGAGTTGGTTATCGCACTATGCCACAGCTGCAACCCGTTATGCCACACAAGGTGCGCCTAATGCGCCCATGCAACGCTAATGCGTTGAGTTGGGAGCGGTTGCGGTTGTGTGGACGAGCTGACTCAGCCCGATAAGCAGCGTCAACTATCTGCTCCCAAGTGAGTTGTGAGTGGATGCGGATGGACGTGCCGTGGAACGTGTTGTGTAGGGTTTGCATAAGGTGTTGTGTTTGTTGTGTTTGGGTTGAGGGGTTTATGCGACGAAGAAGCCATCAGTGCAGTGTGTGACGTTGTCGACACTGTTCGTTGCGTCGCAACGGATTAGGTAGCGGTTTAGCTTCTCATCGCGAATGAGGCGATAGGCGAAGCTTCTCCAATACACGGATTTACCTTCGTTGAAGGCCTGTATGGCTTGCTCTTTGGTTAGGTTTGTATTCATGGCTTTAGTTTGTTGGGGTTGAGAGGGTTAGGAAAGGAGCGAACGCCAAAGCAAGATGGTGCTCCAAAGGAAAAGGAGCATGACGCAGAGCGCTTCGGGGAGCGTCAACGTGAGTTGGGAGAGGGCGAGAGTGTCGACTGCGACAAGGGAGAGGAAGCCGAAGGAGAGGAAGTTGTTGGTTTTCATGAGTTTGTGGGTTTTTTGTTTCGCTTGCACATTGCAAGCTTGGTGCAATGTTGGTGCAACATGCGGGGGATTGCAATGAGAAAATGCGCAAAAAATGCGCGCAGAGAGAAAAGAGTGTCTCGCTTCACTGCCTCTATGGTCTGTAGTGGATTGGTTCGATGGCTCTAGGTTTCAAGACAGGCGGAAGGCAGGCGGGAACGCCAAACAAGGCATCATTGACGCTGAAGGAAGCGATCCTCGCTTCTTTCGAACGCCTGGGGGGCGCTTCGTACCTGGAGGAAGTAGGAAGGCGTGAACCGCGTACCTACTGCGCACTATTGGCAAGGGTTCTACCTCGAAACGCTACGCCTGACGCAACGGCTGCGACTGTCGCAACGCTATCAGATGCGGAAATCCGGCAAAGGGTGGCGGGTATGTTACGAGAGGGGCTGAGTGCGGGGGGCATCGAAACGGGAGATGTCGTTGACGCTGAGGCGGTTACGGTAAAACCAGATGCGTCTTGAGAGGTATCCATGTCCGTTATTGTATTGCGTAATACCGAAAGCTTATTGATTCCAATGCTGGACAACGTAAAAGCTAAAACCCCCCGAAGGGGTGCCGGAACTTACAGCGGAAACGGCGGCGTCTCCGCGAATCTCGCTATTAACCCGTGAAAGAACTCAGTCCCGAAGAGAAAGCAGAACTCGTCTTGTGTTTGGAGGAACTCCAGAGGCGCAAGCGCGAGCGCCGTTTGCTCGGTTACTACCCAGACGCTGGCCCCCTGCGGCGGGAGCTTTACAAGAAGCACACTGCCTTCTTCGAGGCGGGGGCGCGGTACAAGGAGCGCCTGATGATGGCAGCCAACCGCGTCGGTAAGACGGAAGGCATCGGAGGCTTCGAGATGGCGTTGCACCTCACGGGCCGGTACCCCTCATGGTGGCGCGGTCGCCGGTTCGAGCGCCCCATCTCGGCGTGGGCGGCAGGGGACACCGGTAAGACCTCACGGGACATCTTGCAGACGAAGCTTCTGGGACCGGCGGGGAGCCACGGCACCGGTCTCATCCCGAAGGAGGATATCCTGAGGACGAGCGCGAAGGCAGGCATCGCTGACGCGGTAGAGATCATCATCGTCCGGCACGCCTCTGGCGGCGAGTCGCGGTTAACGCTCAAGAGCTACGACCAGCGTCGTGAGAGCTTTCAGGGTACGGAGCAGGACATCATCTGGCTGGACGAGGAGCCGCCGTTGGACATCTACACGGAGTCGCTGCTGCGAACGATGACGAACGACGGTATGGTGATGCTGACGTTTACGCCGCTCTTGGGGATGTCGGAGACGGTGATGGCGTTCTTGAAGGACGGTGAGGTCGCGGAGCGGGCGGAGGGGACGAAGTACGTGGGGATGGCGACGTGGGACGATGTGCCGCACTTGAGTGCGAAGCAGAAGGAGGATTTGTGGTCGAGTATACCGCCTTTCCAGAGGGACGCACGGTCGAAGGGCGTGCCGCAGTTGGGGGCGGGGGCGATTTATCCGGTACCGGAGAGCGAGCTTGTGGTACCGGACTTTGAAGTGCCAGTGCACTGGCCTCGGGTGTTTGGGATGGACGTGGGGTGGAACAAGACAGCGGCGGTGTTTGGGGCGTTGGACCAGCAGAGCGACACGTTGTACTTGTACTCGGAGCACTACCGTGGGCAAGCGGAGCCAGCGATCCACGCGGAGGCGATAAATGCGCGTGGGCGCGGGATACCTGGGGTGATTGATCCGGCGTCGCGTGGGAGAACGCAGGTGGACGGGCAGCAGTTGTTTGTGCGTTACCGGCAGATGGGGCTGGACTTGACGGTGGCGAACAACGCGGTGGAGACGGGGATTTACGACGTGTGGCAGCGGATGTCTACTGGGAGGCTGAAGGTGTTTAAGAGCATGACGAACTGGGTAGCGGAGTTCCGATTGTACCGGCGGGACGACAAGGGCAGAGTCGTGAAGGAGAACGACCACTTGATGGATGCGACGCGGTACTTGGTGGTGAGCGGGCTGAATCGAGCGGCCTTGAGCCTGAAGAAGCGGATGCAGAAGATGATTGAAGTGATGCCGGTGATGAACTTCTTCTCGAAGAAGTAGATTCTCCAGCAATTGACACAAACCTTCAAACCCGCATGATGAGACTATGAAGAACGACCCGGTGAAAGTGCATTCGGAGGCTATTGCCGAGTTTGACCGTATTCAGGAGGTGCTTCGCAACGAGCGTTTGCAGTGCCTGCAAGACCGTCGGTTTTGTTCTATTCCGGGTGCACAATGGGAGGGGCCGCTTTCTGAGCAGTACGAGAACCGGCCACGGTTTGAGGTGAACAAGACGCAGTTGGCGGTAATGCGGATCATCAACGACTACCGCTCGAACCGCATCACGGTGGAGTATGTACCCCGCGAGAAGGGGTACGAGAGATTGGCGGAGACGTGCAACGGGCTGTTTCGGGCGACAGAAGTGGACTCGAGTGCTGAGGAGGCGTACGACAACGCCTTTGAAGAGGCGGTAACCGGTGGGTTTGGGGCGCTGCGTTTGCGCAACGAGTACGAGGACGAGTACAGTGGGGAGAGCGACGAGCAGCGCATCTGCATTGAGCCGATTTACGACGCGGACAGCTCGGTGTACTTTGACTTGAACGCGAAGCGGCAGGATAAAGCGGACGCGAAGCGGTGTTTTGTGATTACGGCGATGACCAAGGAGGACTACGAGGCGGAGTGGGGGGATGATCCGGCGACATGGCCGAAGGAGATTACCCGCACCCAGTTCGACTGGCAGACGCCGGACGTGGTGTACGTTGCGGAGTACTACCGCGTGGAGGAGACGACGGACTACATGGTGACGTTTGAGGGGCTTACGGGAGACGAGGAAAAGGAGCTTTTGTCGGTGCTAAAGGAAGGCAAGATGGAGGAGATGGAGGCGCTTGGTTACAAGGAAGTTAAGCGCAAGAAGATTAAGCAGAAGAAGGTGCACAAGTGGATTATGTCTGGGGGCAAAATCCTTGAGGACTGCGGTTACATTGCTGGGCAGTGCATCCCGATTGTGCCGGTGTACGGCAAGCGCTGGTTTGTGGACAACGTGGAGCGGTGTATGGGGCACGTGCGGCTGGCGAAAGATATGCAGCGCCTTAAGAATATGCAGCTCTCTAAGCTCGCAGAGATTTCGGCGCTCTCGTCCATGGAGAAGCCCATTTTCATGCCTGAACAGGTGGCTGGGCATCAGGTGATGTGGGCGGAAGACAACCTTAAGAACTATCCGTACTTGCTGGTGAACGGGATTACGGACGCGCAAGGCGCGGTGCAACCGGCGCCTCCGGTAGCGTACACAAAATCCCCGCAAGTTCCACCGGCGATGGCGGCGCTTTTGGGGGTGACAGACCTTGATATGCAGCAGCTGCTAGGCAGCCAAGGCAACGGGGACAAGATGGTGTCCCACGTTACCTCGAAGGCGGTGGACTTGGTGATGCAGCGGCTGGATATGCAGTCGTACATCTACGTGTCCAACATGGCCAAGGCCATTAAGCGCGTGGGCGAGATTTGGTTGTCCATGGCCAAAGACGTGTTCGTGGAAGATAAGCGCAAGATGAAGGTTGTAACGTCCAACGGCGAGCAGGACGAGATTGAGCTCATGACACCGGTGATTAACCCTGAGAGCGGTGAACTTGAGTACGACAACGACCTCTCGGAAGCTGAGTTCGATGTTGCGGTGGACGTTGGGCCATCGTCAACAACCAAGCGTCAGGCGACGGTGCAGGCGCTGCTCTCGATGATGGCGGTGACACAAGATCCGGAGACGATGAACGTGCTCTCGTCGATGGCGATGATGAACATGGAAGGCGAAGGGCTTGGGGACGTGCGGACGTACTTCCGCAAGAAGCTGCTGAAGATGGGGGCGGTTAAACCCACCGAGCAAGAGGCCCAAGAGCTCCTTGCAGAGGCCCAGAACGCCCAGCCGGACGTTCAAGCGCAGTACTTCGCAGCAGAGGCGCAAAGGGCAAATGCGCTCGCTACAAAGGCACAAGCCGATACGGTGCTCACGCTGGCAAGAGCCGAAGAGACAAGGGCGAAGACCGAAGAGACGATTGCAAAGGCTGGTCAGATTGACCAAGACAAGGCGATGAAGCTGGCGGATCGCATCGAGAACGATGTGCAGAAGCTGGTGGCACCGGTTATGCCGGCAGCGCCCATGCAAACATTTTAGTGGACAAGCCCACTAAGTAAGAAAAAATGGAGAACAACAACACGGCAGTAGATGCTGAAGTTGTCTTGGACGATGAGGAAGCTCCCGTAGCGGAGGCTGTGGCTGAGGAGACCGGTACGCCGGTGACCTCGGAGCCAGCCAAAGACGGGGAAGCGACCGCTTCAGAAGAGATCGACGTCAGCATCGGGGATTCGCCAACCCAGAAAGAGGACGCAGAGAAAGCACCGGAATGGGTGCGTG